CGGCGAAAAAATTGAGGTAACACACGAAAACAGTGAGGTAACGGGGCGTTACCCGCCCCTGCCTAAGACAGAAGAGACAGACAGAAGAGATAGAGACAGACAGAGGGAGGGAGAAGAGAAAGAGATAGAGACAGAAGAAAGAGAGATGAGAGATAGAGAGACGGAAAGAGAAATAGACAGAGGGGAGATAGATACAGAGAAAGAGGATATAGAGAACCTAGAGAAAAAAAAGAGAAAGAGAAAAAACAAGACACACACAGATCGAGCCGGAAGTCCTGCCCGATCTCCGACAGGAGAAACACTGAAAGAGAGGGAGGCAGAGGAAAAAGAAACAGAGGAGCCGCCCGAACGAGAAAGAGAGCCCGCACCGGAACCGGCTGCAGTTGCGGAAAATGTAAAAAAGACAAAAAGAGAGGCAGAGCGGAGGCGTGTGTGTTTTAAAATTCTTTGGAAATTTTTTAACGATAAAAACCCGATGGGCTTTGTAGACGAGGAAGCGGAGCTTTTAGCCTGTGCCGAATTGGCAAAAATGATTGTAAAGCTGGAGGATGATAAAAATACGGCTGAAATTATAGCTTGTCAGTTTACTAATTCTTTTAACAGGCTTTTAAACAAGGGCGGTTATTTTGAAAATATGCCTTGTACGCCTATTATGCTTTTAAAACCGGGCAATTATTCTAAGGTTTTTTATTCGGTGTCTAAAATTTTACACCCGAAAGATCAAGGCGGTATGCACTGGGCAGCTGAACTTAAAAAAGTTATGGATAGCGGAACATGATGTTTTTTGAAAGACTTGGCCTTGTAGAATTTTTTATCGAGATTGAAAAATATTACGGGGAATACGAGGAAAATATTAGGATAGTCGTATTTAGCTTTATTAAAAAGTTAAATGATTGGGAGCGGGCAGCCTTGTATAATGAGCTTATAGAGCATTATTCAAGAGGTTTTAGCCCGCCTGATGTTTACCGCTTTAATTTGCACTTAAAAAAGGCAAAAGAAGCGGCCAAAAGATTAAAGCCTTCAATGGTTTTAAGCAAAAAAGAGGAGAAAAAAGAAGATATTCAAAAAAATCTTGCAGAGGCAGCAAAAGAATACGGTCTTGATCCGAACGGAAAGGACTTATTAAAAAAAATGTTTGCCTGCGAGATAAAAAAAAGAAAAGGTTAAACAATGGCAAAGATAGCAAAGGCAAAGGATGAGAGTAAAGCTAAAATTAAGCCTAAAGTTGAAGATTGGGCTGAAGAATTAAACGAGCAGCAAAGGCTTTTTGTGCTTTATTATTGTACTGATGAGTTTTGTTTTTTAAATGGGACACTCGCATATAGAAAAGCTTATCCTAAATGCAAGAGCGATGAAGCGGCCGCAACGGGAGCTTCAAAATTGCTAAGAATTGCTAAGGTAAAAAAGGGTGCAAGAAGTTTATTAAAATTGACTAGAGAGCTGGATGATGAATTAGCTGCCTATAAAATTTTAAAAACTTATGAGCATTTAGCCTTTTATAACCCCGCAGACATAATAACGGACACAGGGCAGTTATTAAAACCTTTAAGCGAGCTAGGCCCTCTTGCTATTTGCGTAGAACAGATTCAAACCTTTTATGCAAAAGATGGGAAGCCTTTCACTGTTGTGAAGCTTGCAAATAGGCATAAGGCTTTGACTGTCTTAATGAAGTACTTAAGCCTTGTTAAGCCTGAAATAAATATGGAAGCTATGATGCCGGTCGCTATGATAAGCGATAAAACCTCTATTGCCGAATGGCAGACAGAAACTAAAACGAGTTAAAAAGGAATTATATGATTATTTGGAAGCCGACTAAAAGACAATCACTAGCCTTACAATGCCCTGCCTTTGAGCTTTTTTATGGAGGAGCTGCGGGAGGCGGTAAAACGGACTTTTTACTTATGGACTTTTTAGCCGGTTGCAATAAGCATAGGGAAAACTGGAGAGGAATTTTATTCCGTAGGACCTATAAAGAATTGGAAGATATTATAGTAAGGGCTAAAGAGCTATATATTCCGATGGGAGCGGTTTATAAAAAAACCGATAATATTTTTAATTTTCCTACAGGTTCATTTTTAAGATTGAGGTATTTGGAAAGAGATGATGATGTAAGCAATTATCAGGGACACCAATATACATGGATAGGCTTTGATGAGTTAGGTAATTATTCAAGCGATTATTGCTGGAGGTATATGATGAGCCGATGCCGAAGTGCTAGGGGTATTCCTTGTTATATGAGAGGAACGGGAAACCCCGGAGGCGTGGGGCACGGCTGGTTAAAGAAAAGGTTTATAGATAATCAAAACCCCAATACAATCTATACGGATGAGGACGGGAATACAAGGTGTTTTATTCCGAGCCGGTTGGACGATAACGATTATTTAATAAAGAACGATAAAGGTTATGAAAAGCGGTTAAGGCTTTTGCCTAAATATCTTTACGAAGCTTTAAGAAAAGGTAACTGGGATATTATTGCCGGTAGTGCTTTTGAGGAGTTTAACCGAGAAAGCCATGTTATTAAGCCAATAGCTCTTGATCCGGGTGTATGGTTTAAGTTTTGTTCTATGGACTGGGGATATTCAAGACCTTTCAGTATAGGCTGGTGGGCAGTTTCAAGAGACGGCCGGATGATTAGATACCGAGAGCTTTACGGCTGCGAAAAAGGAGAAGTCAATAAGGGGGTAAGGCGAAGTGCAAGCAGTATTGCAAAAGAAGCTTATGCTTTATCCATTGCTGAGGGTGTAAATACTATGGTTGCTGATCCCGCAGTTTGGGGTAAAACGGATGACGGGCCTACAATAGCAGATAAGTTTGAAGCCGAAGGTTGGAGACTTATCAAGGCCGATAACGATAGAATTAACGGTAAGATGCAGTTACATCAATTATTAAAGAGTAAAGGAGAAGACGGGAAGCCTATGCTTTTAGTCTTTGATACCTGCTTTGATTTTATAAGGACTATACCGCTATTACTTCCAAGCACTACGAGGCCGGAAGATATAGACACTACATTGGAGGATCATATTTATGATGAAACACGTTATGCGATTATGAGCGAATACGCAAGGCACCCGGGCAGGGCCTTAGAAAAACAAAACGGACAATGGAATTTTAGAAACAAGCGGACAAGAGGCGCGAGCTTTGATCCGTATGGGTAAATATTTTTTTAATAGGAGAAGATGAAAAATGACAGACTTTGAGTTTTACAACATTACAGAAAAGATTATTACAATTCTAAAGATTTTACTGTTAGTAATATTTTGCGGAATTGGGTTACTATTGTTAATTACAGGCATTGCCATTGCGTTGAGATAGAGGAGTAAAGATATGTCGTTAAATAAAAATGTAAAAGCACTTTTAGAAACGCTAATAACTGAAAATGAATATTTATCATATTCGATCAGAAAATGCATAACAAAATGTTTAAATGATGATACTAAAGAAGCAAATGCCGATTTTATTACGCAGATGAAAACAAAACTTATGAAGCAACCCGTAAAACTTCCATCAAACATTGAAGATAAGGTAATCTGTTACTCACCTGAAAACTTTATTCCCGAACGGTATTACACCCAACAAAACTGGATTGATTCTGTTTTACAATCAATTACAAAAATGAAAGCCGTCTCGGAGATAATGGATTCTATGCGTATTCATTATCATAATTCAACGATTCTTTACGGAGAAAGCGGTACCGGTAAGACAGAATTTGCTCGCTATGTAGCATATAGACTTAATCTACCGTTATTTTATCTTAATTTTTCAAATCTAGTTGATTCTGCATTAGGTAAAACCGCTAAGAATATTGCAAGCGTATTTTCTTATGCAAAGAAAGATGAATGCATTCTTATGCTTGACGAAATAGATTGTATAGCAGGAAGCCGCAACGGTGCTGACGGAGCAGAAAAAGAGTTATCACGGGTTACAATAACTTTAATGCAAGAACTTGATATGTTACCGAATAATGTTATTTTGATTGCAGCGACTAATAGATTAAATGATATTGATGATGCTGTTCTCAATCGTTTTTCTATTAAGCAAAAAATAGAGAGGTTATCATTAAAGAAGAATATAGAATTTGCCCGCTTCTATGTCAAAGCAATACATGCAGAAAATTATATAAATGATATTGATATTACAGAATGTATTAACGAACAGAATTTATCACAAAGACAGGTCGTAACAAAAATAATTCAGCTTTTGGGAGATAAACTATATCAAAGTTTAGAGAAGGACACAAAATGAAACTAACTAAAACAGAAAGAGAAAAAATTAAAAATATATTTGGAGGCAAATGTGCTTATTGTGGAAAAGAACTAGGGGATAAGTTTCATATTGACCACATAAAACCTATATTCAGAGGCTGGGATGAAAAGCCTGATAGAGCGGGAGAAGACATAATAAATAATCTTGTGCCTGCTTGTATAAGGTGCAATTTGAGAAAAGGAACGGCATCTGTTGAAAAATTTAGGGAAGAAATTAAAAGGCAGATAGAAATTCTAAATAAAAGGAACTTTAACTATAAGCTGGCAAAAGATTTTAGACTGGTTAAAGAAACGGAAAATGAAGTTATTTTCTGGTTTGAAGAATATAAAAATAAATTATAAGGAGATAACATAAGTAAATACATTTTATTTAAAAAGTTTTTTAATTATTTTTTAAAGTTATGTAACAAGAAAAATTTATTTTGATAGAATGTTTGTATGGAAACTAAAAAGGACAGTAAAGAATTATTAGACGATATAAAAGGTCTTTTTGACATTCTAAAGGATAAACGCTCTATGCACGAGGCGGAATGGCAGGATGTTTGTACTTATATAGGCTCTAATGTTTTTGATTGGGATGAGAACAAGGAAGAAATCAAACGGCCTAAGCGGCATACGGGCAGGCCGTCAGAATATTTAAAAAAGTTAGTATCGGGGCTTATGGGTTATACGATAAGCCCCAATGTTACATGGCTAAAGCTATCTTTAAATAATACTGAAATGCTTGAATATGCAGGAGTTAAAGACTGGCTTGAGCAATCGGAAAAAGCCTTATATGAAGAATTCAACAGGAACAATCTATATAGTCAGGTTTCTTTATTTATAAGCAATGCTGCTTCTTTCGGGCACGGCGTTATGCTTATTGACGAGAAAAAAGAAAACGCTATAAGGTTTTTGACTATAGCGGAACCTGAAATTTATATTGCAGAAAATGAATACGGCGATATAGATACCGTTTTTAGATATTTTTCTATGACGGTAAAAAATATTATAGCCCGCTTTGGAGAGGAAAATGTAAGCGAGCAGATAAAAAACGATGCAAATGACATTAAGGGTAAAAACAAAGAAATTAAAATCTTACATGCGGTATTACCTAGAGATGATTACGATGAAAGCAAGCTTGACGGTAAAAATATGGAATTTGCAAGCTATTATATCGATATGGACAATAACACGATTTTAGAAGAATCGGGTTATTATGAATTGCCTTACAGCGTTTTTGTTTGGGAAAAAGAAACTTCATCAGCTTATGGGGGAAGCCCTGCAAGAGAGGCAATCCCTGATATGAGGCTTTTAAACAAGGTGGAAGAAGCAAGATTAAAGTTAGCACAGCTTGTATCGGAGCCGCCTATGAATGTACCGGATTCTATGCGAGGTTTTGAATCGGTTGTTCCTGCAGGATATAACTATTATGAAAGGCCCGATATGATTATGACACCTATAAACATAGGGGCTAACTTTCCTATTACGCTTGAAACGATACAGGATATAGAATCAAGATTGCGGGATAAGTTCCATGTCGATTTTATGCTTATGTTACAAGCCCAAACAGCACAAAAGACAGCAACAGAAGTCATAGAATTACAGGGTGAAAAGTCTGCTCTTTTATCAAGCCTGATAGTCAATCAAAACAAGGCTCTATCTGAAATAGTTATCCGTACATTGAACATTATGTACAGGCAGGGACGGTTTCCGGAGCCTCCCAATATCTTAAACGGCTCGGATGCAGTTTTAAATGTCGATTTTGTAGGACCTTTGGCACAGGCTCAAAAGAGGTACCACCAAACGGGAGGCGTACAAACAAGCCTAGCCATCTCACAGCCTATTATACAGATGAACCCTGAAGTACTTGATTATATCGATACGGATAAACTTCTTAAAAACGTACTTGATACAAACGGATTCCCGCAATCGGCAATACGTGAAGATGATGAGGTAGAGAAAATCAGGCAGCAAAGGGCTGAAGCTCAAATGCAGGCTATGCAGGCACAAATGCAAATGCAGGCACAAAGCAATATAACGAATAACTTCGATAAGCTTAACGAGCCGGTAAAAGAAGGATCGCCTATTCAAGAATTATCGGAACAGCTTACAGGAGGACTAGGAGGCGATAATGAGTAAGTGTGTAATACCGGGGTATGAAACAAGCAGCCCCGATGAGCAGATAAAGGCTTTAAGAAAAACTTTTAAAAGAGTATTTAAAACCGAAGATGGAAAGATTGTCTTTAATGCTCTTTTAAACGATTTATTTTATTTTACGGAGGCAAAAACCGAGGCTGAAAAAGCCTTGTGTGAATATGC